ATGGAAGGTGTTTCTTTTGAGCAGGATAGACCTGGTCATTTCGTTAAGGTAATTGAAGAAGGTGAGACAGAAGTGAAAGAATCTAAAGAGACGTTCTCGGAAGAGCAACAGATCGCAGGTTTTGAGCATTTCCTCTCTAAACTATAATCTCTATAGGAGAAAACATAATGTCTGAAGTTCAAAAAGACGAAATTGTTGAAGATGTAGCAGAGGTTATCGTAGAGGATACGCAAGTAGAAGCTGAAGAAGTCATTGAGACTCCTGAAGCACCTCTTACGGAAGCTCGTACAGTATCAGCAATACAAGCCTCTATGACAGGAATGTCTAAAGAGGGCCTTGACGCCATCTTTGAAGCAGCGAAGAAAGCCGAAGCGAAAGCTAAGGTCGAAGACGATGAAGAAGAAGAGGACGATGAAGGTGATGAGGATGAAGGCGATGTAGAAGAAGGAAAGTCTAAGAAAGAAGCTAACGATCCTAAAGCTAAGAAGACTAGTAAGAAGAAAGTCAAAGCTGATGACGGTTCTGAAGGCGAAGTAGTGGAAAAGAAATTTAAAGAAGATGTTGATGCGTTAATTAAAGACGAAGATACATTATCTGAAGGTTTCAAAGCCAAAGCTGAGACTATTTTTGAAGCTGCACTGCAATCAAAAATCATTTCTGAAACTGCAAAATTAGAAGAGAGATATGCTTCTGATCTAGCAGGTGAAGTTGAAGCTATTAAAGAAGATTTAGTTGACAAGGTTGACGGCTACTTAACATATGTAGTTGAAAACTGGATGAAAGATAACGAAGTTGCAATTGAGCATTCTTTGAAGTCTGAAATCACTGAGTCATTTATTGATTCACTAGGCCAGTTATTTGCTGAGCATCACATCAACGTTCCTGAAGATAAAGGTGACATCTTAGATGCACTATCTGAAGAAGCTAAAGATGCTAAAGCTCAATTAAATGACGCAACTGCAAATGCTATGGAACTTGCTGAGCAAGTTAAAACTTACCAACGTAAGGAAATCGTAGCTGAAGCATGTGAAGGTTTAGCGGCAACTGAAGCAGCAAAAGTAAAAGAATTAGCAGAGGCTGTTGAAGCTGATGATAATGAAACTTTTGCATCTAAAGTAGCAACAATTAAGGAATCTTACCTTAATAAAGATACCGCGGTAGAAGATGCTCCAGAAGTGGACGCTATTACTGAGGATACACAAGAGCAAGATATTTCTGATAATATGAAGAGATATCTAAGCGCAATCGAGCGCACAAAGTAATCCATATTAAAGGAGATATTTAAATGGAAACTATTAATCAAGTTCAATTACAGGAAAAATGGGCTCCTGTTCTTGATTCACAAGACGCCGGTAAAATTGCAGACGCGCATAAGCGTAATGTAACAGCTGTTGTTCTTGAGAACCAAGAGAAAGCTTTCCAAGAAGAGCGTGCGCAAGCAGAAGGTCTTCATGAGGCAGCTGCAGCCAACATGAGCAATGGCTCAGGTGTAAGCAACTGGGATCCAGTTCTAATCTCTTTGGTTAGACGTGCAACTCCTGCGATGTTAGCATTTGACCTTGTTGGTGTTCAACCAATGACTGGTCCAACTGGTCTAATTTTCGCTATGAAGAGCCGTTACTCAACTCAGGGTGGTACTGAAGCATTATTCAACGAAGCTGATACAGCTTTCTCTGGTGCAGCTTCTGGTTCTACTACTGCAAGTGACGATCCTTTTGCTGGTGATACTGATACACCTGCTGATGTAGATGACTACACACCAGGTGCTGGTAACACTTTGGCAACTGCTGAAGCTCAAGGAACTAGTGGTTCACCTGCTATCCCTGAGATGGCGTTCTCAATCGATAAGACTACTGTGACTGCAAAGTCTCGTGCTCTTAAAGCTGAGTACACAACTGAATTAGCACAAGACCTTAAAGCTATTCACGGTCTTTCTGCTGAGACAGAGCTTGCGAATATCCTTTCAACTGAAATTTTGGCTGAAATGAATCGTGAGATTATCCGTACAGTTAACGTTAATTCTGTTACATCTACTCGTGGTGCATCTGCTGGTACATGGAATGCAACTAACGCTACTGATAACGGTGGTGCTCGTTGGTCAATTGAGCGTTACAAAGCTCTAGTTCAAGCAATTGAGCATGAAGCTAACAAAATTGCTGTCGACACTCGTCGCGGTAAGGGTAACTGGGTACTAGTATCTAACAACGTTGCTGCTGCTCTTAACGCTTCTGGCGTTATGGACACTGGCTTGGGTGCATTGGGTGCTCAACAAATGGATTCTGACGTAACTGGTTCACTTAGAGCTGGTACTCTAAACGGCAACATTGCTGTTTACGTTGATCCATATGCTGCTGTAGACTATTTCACAGTTGGTTATAAGGGTGGAAACCCATATGACGCTGGTATGTTCTACTGCCCATATGTTCCATTAAGCATGATGAAGACAATTGGTGAGAATGACTTCCAGCCAAGAATCGGATTCAAAACTCGTTACGGTATTGCTGACAATCCATTTGTCACTGCTGGAGCTGGTGCGAACGTATACTACAGAAAGCGTAAGGTTACTAACCTGTAATTTTCTAAAGTTACACAATAAAATCCCCCTTCATTGGGGGATTTTTCTTTATAAATAACATTATGCCAAACTTTTTAAATCCATCGTCGTTCGTTTTAACATTAGATAGTCAAACCTATTCTGGTGCAGAATTTACGATTCAAACAATGATCCTTCCGGATGTATCTGCGGACGGCGCTCCTTTACCATTTAGACAGATTGACGTTGGAATACCATCAGATAAAATAGTATTTGGTTCATTTGAAGTATCGTATCTAATTGACGAAGATCTTTTAAACTATAAAGAGATCTTTGATTGGATAAAGAGTAATGTTGAATCTAATCATTCAACTAATGCTACACGTGACTTGACGCTTACTATTATGAATTCAGCAAATAATGTCACAAAACAAATCAAATTTGTGGACGCTTACCCGACAATGATTTCGTCTCTACCATTTGATATCACCACAACTGATGTAGAATATCTTACGGCTGTTGTTAATTTCAAATATTCCTATTACGAATTTGTATAAATAAATAGGGCAACGAAGCTCCCACATGACAACGAAGTCCTTTTTAACAGAGAAAAGGAATATATATGAGAACACTACTAGAATACGTATGGCTAGATGCCGATGAGCAATTACGTAGTAAAATAAAAATTGCTGAAGGAGATCTATGTAAATTAGATCGTATACCAAAATGGTCATATGATGGTTCATCTACTGGCCAAGCCCCTGGCGATCATTCGGATTGCATACTTACCCCCGTTAAAATCTATCCTAACCCATTCCATTTTAATGGATGGCTTGTTATGTGTGATACGGAAAAAAGATCTGCAATAGAGTTTGAAGATTCAAAAGATTATTGGTTTGGATTTGAGCAAGAATATTTTATTATGAATGGTCATGGTAGACCACTCGGATGGGCAGAAGGAGAACCTGGACCACAGGGACCTTATTATTGTGGAGTAGGTGCAAGTAAAGTTGCTGGTCGTAAGGTTGTTGAAGAGCACATGATTAAATGTATTAATGCAGATATTAATATTACTGGAACAAATGCTGAGGTTGCGTTAGGACAATGGGAATATCAAGTGTTTAGTAAAGGTGCTAAGAATGCTGGAGATGATCTTTGGATGAGCAGATATATATTAGAGAGAGTTGCAGAAGAACATGGTTATGATATTAATATCCAACCTAAACCACGTAAAGGCGATTGGAATGGATCAGGTATGCATACAAACTTCTCTACAGCTGAGATGAGAAATGATTCTAATATTGAATTATTTGTAGATATATGTGAAAAACTTTCTGATAATCATGATAAGCATATTGCTGTATATGGAAAAGATAATGACCAAAGATTGACTGGATTACATGAGACACAGGATATACATACATTTTCTTATGGTGAAGGAGATAGAGGCGCAAGTATAAGAATCCCTGTTGAAACTGTAAACAACAATTATAAATCAGGCTATTTAGAAGATAGAAGACCTGCAAGTAATGCTAACCCATATGACATCACAAAAGTTATTATAGATACTGTGTACAAATGAGTAAAAATATGATATAATATAACCATTATAAGTATAACTAGATTATTATGAATATTGAACAGATTTTAGAAATGTGGAAGGAAGATTCCATAATAGATGATTTGAAATTGGATGATACCACGATTAAGATGGCGCGTGTGCACAGTAAGTATTTAGAATTACTTACCATTGCAAAGATGCGTAGAAAGAAAAAAGATCTTGATTATAAAACATTACTTAAAGATAAATGGCTATATTATAATGGTAAATTATCTAAAGATCAGATTGATGCATTTAACTGGGAATATGACCCTTTCGGTGGTCTTAATAAGCCACTGAAGGGTGATATGAATTATTATTATGATGCAGATACTGATATACAAAAATCTCAAGCAGCACTTGAATACGATAAAGTTCTTATTGAAACTTTAGAAGAGATAATGTCTACCATACGTTGGAGACATCAGAACATTGGTAACATTATTAAATGGAGAAGTTTTGAAGCAGGAGTTTAGCCGCAAGACGCTTGAGATATTGCTCATGCATTATAATAACATAAATGATCAGCTAAGAACACCTTGTGCTGAGAAATCTAAGTTTGAAAAGTTAATTAAAGAGACTGAAGAGAAATTAAAGTCTACACCAATTACACCAATCTATAAAGATGGAATGACTGCAATGGAGTTTGCATTATACTTAGCACATGGAAGAAATAACAGTACAGACTAAAGATAATGCATTTATCTATGTAGATTGTGACGATAAAGGTATTATACAGGAAC